CCAACATAAGGGGAGGTCACACTCCCCTTTATATAAAAAAAGGTGAACAATAATAAATAAAAAAAATAAAAACAAAATATTATGGCATTTAATTGTATATTAGACAGTGGATATGTTTTAGATTGTAACTCCGTTGGTGGTGTTGAAAAAGTATGGTTGGGTACCTGGGATGGTGACACAACTTATACATTTGACGCAGACTCAGTGGTATCAGGAGCAACTGACGCAGGAACTGTTTATAATTTCGAACAAGATATTGAGTTCGCTGGTTTAGAACAAGCGGGACAATTCTCAAGAGAAAATGGAACTGTATTCTATGAATCAAACCTTTCTCTTAAATTTACGAATCTTGATAAAGATTTAAGAAACACTTTAGTCGCTATCGGTAGAGCACCGATATACGCAGTTGTAAAATCAAACGCTGGTGAATACTACATCTTAGGTGTAGAGTCCGCTGGTAGAGCAACTGAGGGTGTAGCATCATTAGGAGTCGCTTTAGGTGATATGAATGGAGCAACATTGACTATTCAATGGAAATCGGCTAGTGGAGCATATCTATTAGACGAAACTGTTTTAGGAACGGATATTCCAGTAGCACCGTAAGGTACTATGTAATCTCACATATAGTTTTTCCAAACACTGAGGGGTACTTTAATTAGTACCCCTTTTTTTGTGAATCATAAACAAAATCAAAGGTTTTATATTTTATAATAAAATAAGTCAATTATGATTACATTAAACCAAAATGAGTCTAATATAGTGGTTTTAACCCTAAATGAAAAGAAGATTGGGGATAACCCATATTTCCTTCAACTATATTCTAATCAGAATAAGGATAATACTCTCATATCTCTCACAGGAGACACTTCTACCAATGTTATAAGGTATAACAGATACGATATTAATTTAACACCCTTAAATCTAATCGTTGGCGAATATGACTACTTCTGTCATCAATATAGTGGGAGTACAATATCATTATCAGCATCAACCAATATCGTTGAATCTGGGAAATGTAGAGTATTTGGAACAGGAACAACTGTAACAACATTTGAGAATAACGAACAAAACTATACATTTGTATAATTATGGAAAATAAAACAAAAAACAAAGTAAGGATACTTAATTTTAATGAGGCGTATGTCCAACCAGAATATAAGTATAACAATAAGAGACACCTTATTGAGTGGGGAAAGGATAATCAATATCCGATATACCTTTTAAACCTGTATAACGCTTACGGAAGTACCACACACAAATCTATTATCAATAGAAAGGTGAAACTAACAAGTGGACAAGGATGGGATGATGTAAATAACCCTCAATTGGAAAAGTTTATGAAAGATAATAGACTGAACAAAGAGGTAGTGAAAGTATCTTTGGATTATGAACTATTTAATGGTTTTTGTTTGGAGGTAATCTATAATAAAGAGGGTACTGAGATAAGTTCTTTAAAACACGTTCCATTTCATAAGGTAAGAATAGGTATTGAGTCAGAGGATGTTCCTTTTACACATTATTGGTATTCCGATGATTGGGGACAATATAAAAAGAAAGGATACGAACCTTGTTTATATAGAGAATACAACCCTTATATTACAGAAGGAAAACAATTATACTATCATAGTGATTATAACCCAGCTACGGATGGTTTATATCCTATCGCTGGATACTCAACTTCTCTAAATTATATAGAACTTGATTATGAGGTAGGTAAATTTCACTTAAATCAAGTTAAACAAGGTTATTCACCTTCGTTTATATTGAACTTCGCTACAGGTATTCCTACAGCAGAAGAACAAGATGAGTTCTATAGAGAATTTAAACGTAATTATAGTGGAACTGATAATAGTGGTAAGATGATTCTTACTTATTCAGAGGGTGTAGAAGGGAAACCCGAATTGATACCTATCCAATTGAATGATTCTGACGACAGATTTATAATGTTGGCGGAGTTGGTAGAGAGAAACATTGTAATGGGAGCAGAGATACCACCACAATTAGTAGTTTTAACTCCAGGTAAGTTAGGTTCATCAGAAGAAAGAGATGAACTACAGACAGAATTCCAACAGAGTTATATTTCTCCCAGACAAAATGTAATTGAAGAGGTTTATAATATGATTTTGAATACAAATGAAATGGTTCTTAAGGATTACAATCATACGGATGATGTTATTGAAGGAGATGGTAAAGAAGAAGATTTATCTGTACAAGAAAACGCACAAGCACAACTGAAAGGTTCGGTAGGTGGTGTACAAGGAATCCTATCTATCCAATCATCAGTATCTGAAGGTACAACAACTATTGATTCTGGAGCAGCGATATTAGAACTAATATATGGTATTGACCCTGAGACAGCTAGAAGGATGTTAGGAGCACCTAAACCAATAGATAATGACATAGATAATATAATAAACCAATTATAATGAGTAGTACAGTAAAATTTATAAGCACAACATATTTGAAAGAACATTCTACTTTGAGTAGAAATGTAGACGATGATTTACTAATACCTATGATATACCAATCACAGGACATAAACCTACAACAAATATTAGGTACAACCTTTTATGATAGGTTACAACAAGGTGTTATAGCTGGAGATTTAAATTCTGATGAAGAATCAATAATCAGAACCTATATACAACCGATGTTGGTAGAATGGTCAACGTATTATTTGATACCTACCCTAAACTATAAACTAACGAATAAGAGTGTTACACAAGATAGTAGTGAATTTGGTACACCATCATCATTAGAGGAGGTTAAATACCTTAGACAATCTGTAAGAGATGTAGCTGAGTTCTATTCTAAGAGGTTAACTACATATTTATGTGATTTTGGTAATACATTATTTCCTCAATACGCTAACCCCGATTCAAATGAGAATGTTGAAAGGAATGGTAGAGCGTATTTCAATGGTGTATTTATCCCTAACAGAACTCCGAATAGTTATGGTATCAGAGTATATGATGACCCTTCTGATGATTGTCCAAACTGTTAAATATGATACATCAATATTTAGAGTTTAAAGAATCTAAAATTCACGGTAATGGTGTATTTACAAATGGGGATTTAAAGATAGGAGAACGAATAGAAAGGAGTTATTATACGGTATTGGATGTTGAATTAGAAAATTTGGATAGTATAACAAAACAGTATGTCTTTAGTTATCCAAAACAGGGAGATAAATTAAGTTTGGTTTGGGGGTTTGGTTCAATATATAACCACTCTAACCATCCAAATGTAGATTGGTACTATGATGGTGATGTTATAGTATGGGAATGTATAAAAAATGTTAATAAGGGTGAGGAATTAACCCACAATTATAAGAATACACAAAGAAAAAGATAAAGAGATATGCCAGTAAGACATAAAAAAGATTCAGAAGGTAAATGTTATACTCAGTGGGGTAACCAACAGAAGTATTATTACCCTTGTGATTCTAAGATATCAAAGGAGAACGCTGAACGTAAGGCGGAGAAACAAGGTAGAATCATAGAGAGTAGAATTGGTGATAAATATTCCAATGATACTTGTTGTACTGTAGATGAACATAAAGATTTAGTTGTGGAATATCTGGAGGAAAATGATGTATGTATTAGTTTTGAAGAATTAGGTATTTCAGAAGAAGATGTATTCAATCCAGAATATTTCTCAGAGGTTACTGAAGACGATATAACAGAGGTATTTGAATCTTATGATGATTACCCTAAGTCAGCGTCAGAAAACGCCTGTAAAGCGTTACGATGGGTTGAGAAGAATGGATGGGGAAGTTGTGGTGAGTCTACAGGTAAACGTAGAGCGAACCAATTATGTAAAGGAGAAAAGATTAGTAGAGATACAATAGCTAGAATGGCTTCGTTTAAACGTCACCAACAACATAAGGATGTACCATACGATGAAGGATGTGGTGGACTTATGTGGGATAGTTGGGGAGGAACAGAAGGTGTTGAATGGGCGTCTCGTAAATTAGAACAAATAGATAAAGAGAATTTCAGTAAAGAAAATTTTAGAGTGATTAAATTATATAGATACGTATCCAATAAATATGGAGCTTCTAACATAGGTCCTAATACTCGTCCTTTTTGTAGAACACTAGCTTTGAGAACATCAGCAGCGATGATGCCTTGGGACTCTATTACATCAATGAATTCAATGAATCCTGGATTTGGTAAAGGTGGTGGAGATTCTTATTCGGTTTTCAATTATCGAGGAGGGAAAAATTGTGTCCATAAATGGGTAAAATATCTATATGACCCTCAAACAAATAATTTGGTTAAGGATGTAAAACAACCAACACA